GACCTGACCTGCTACGGTCTGCGATAAATCGACCTCATGCCAAGACGAACCAGATGTATTTGTAACTCCTAAAATATAATCAGGAGGAGCAAGAGCAACTACTGGTGCTGGAGCACTTGGCGTTCCAGAAGTCGAAACTACGACATAAACACCATCAGTATTTGCGCTGGCTGTAGGTAAGTTAGATCCAACTGTTAGACCTGCTGCGATTCCTGCTGTAGTAGCAGCAACCATTTGAGACGTATTAGCGTTAAATGTACCTCCGTAGACCAAACTTCCTTTCGTTAATGTCGTTATTGCTTGCCAAGCTGTTCCATCCCAGATGAACGCATCCTCTGAAACCGTATCGAACAGAAGTTGTCCACTAAATTGTGCTGTTGGATAGCCACTTTGAGCTATAGATTGAAATATTGTTGTTGAGCTATTTGATAATTTAGTTCCATCAATCGTATCGTTACCAATCCTTGCTGCTGCGACACTTCCCGAAGTTAATAATGCTGCACTGTGATTAGGAAGATCACTATCTGCGATATTTGCAATAGCAGTAACAATTCCTTTTGCATCAACAGTAATTTTTGTTCCTGTTCCAGCAGAAACTCCTGAATTGCTAACTGTTAAAGCACCATTTCCATCAACAGAAAGAGGGCCACCAGATGCAATTGACACTCCACCTACAGCACTAGCTGTTGCAAGAGGTAAATCAGCAGCCGCCAAAGTAGCTGTTCCTGTTATTTGTCCGAAATTATTAAAGGTAACTTTTGTTGCCGTAGCTCCTGTTGTTGTTGCTGCAATAGATAATGCACCTGCTCCTGTAACAGCTAAACCACCTGCACTAGCAATTGAAACACCACCAACTGCTGAAGTCGTAGATACTGGAAGATCACCAGCAGCAAGAGCAACTGTTCCTGTAATTAAACCTTGTGCGTTATATGTAATCCCTGAACGAGTAGCAGCAGTAATTGTGTTATTAATTCCAAGATTGCCACTAGCTACATTTAATGAACGATCAAGATTGGAAGTATTTAATTTCGCTGGTGTAATCGTGCCATCAGCAATTTTGGTAACAGTTACAGCATTTGAAGCGATCTTTGCTTCTACAACAGCACTACTAGCTATCGCTCCAGAATCAACAGCGTTATCTGCTAAAGCTGCTGCATCAACAGCGTTTGCTGCAAGCTTCGCACTTGTAACTGCATCATCAACAATCTTGGCAGTTGTTACCGCATTATCAGCAATTGAAGCAGCCGCTAACGTCCCAGAAAGCTTTGCAGCAGTTACAGCTCCGTCAGCAATAGCAGCCGTATCAACAGCGTTATCTGCTAATTCACTAGCACCAATAGCATTTGCAGCTATTTGATTAGCTGTAATTGTATTTGTTGCAATCTTTACTGCTGTTACAGCACCGTCAACAATGGCTGCTGTATCAACTGCATCGTCAGCAAGTTCAGAAGCCGCTACAGAGTTTGCTGCTAATTGTGTTGCTGTAATTCCACCTGTTGCGATCTTTGCTCCAGGAATATCTCCATCACTAAGACTTAGCTTTGCATAAGTAACATTGGCATCTGTAATCTTTGCAGTTGTTACGGCGTTTGCAGCAATAGCAGCAGTATCGACAGCATTATCAGCTAACTCAGAAGCAGTTATCGCATTAGCAGCTATCTGTGTTGCAGTAACAGTATCGTTAACTAACTTCGCTCCAGTTATCGTTGCATCTGCTATTTCTGTTGCAGTTATCGTTCCACTTGCAATCTTGGCAGCAGTTACAGCATTAGCTTGTATGGCTGCACTTGCTACTTGGTTCGTGCCTAATGTCCCAACCTTTGCGGCAGGTATATCTCCGTCATCAATTAACGCAACACCAGCAGCAATTAAATCTTTAATCGTTACTTTTTTAGTCTCAGTTGCACTAATATCAGCAACTGCCGCTACGTCTGTTGCTTGAATACCTGCTTCTGCTAAAGCTGGTAAACCCGTAATCTGGAGATCTGCCATTGCCGACTAACTAAAAACCAATACCCGCAGTTTAAACCTGTTCGAGCAATATGCGACTTTGATTTTCTTGTAATATCTTATCTGAGTTCTCCTGTAACAAGTATCCAGGTGTGTCTCCTGTCTTTAAACCAATTACTCCATTTGTTACAAATTCTATTCTTGTCTCTATAACCTCAGTTACAGACACCGTTACAGCAATATTAGTAATAATGCAATTGGCTTCATAGAAGACATTTTTCTTTGAATTATCAGGATCACGGTAAATATAAAATAATCCATCAAAATCTGATCCTTGCTGAGTACGAACCAGCAATTGAGCTAAATAGAATGGAAATTCTGGATCTGTTCCGTATTCATTAGCCCTATCTCCTGTGTCATAATCATGCTCCCAGATGCAGGTCATTGATCCTTGACCACTAATTAGACCAGCTTCATATTGATTTCTAAACTCATCTCCAAGGTTTGTTAAATCAACTTGCTCTCTACTCGTTGTCATTTCAAATTCTCTAACACCTGCTACGTGCCTAAATCTTTCATTTCTGGTACGAATCAAAATATCTTTTGCAGAACTAGGAGCAACAAGAGTTAAAGCATTAGCTGTTAATCCTTCAATTGCTTTTGCAAAAGAATCAAATAAACGAATACCGCCTACTTGGTCAACATTAATAAACCATTTTCCATCTGGATAACTATGACCACTAACAAGTTCAAGCGTAGATTTGTCAGCCGTTTCTATTTCAACCTCATCTCCAGTTATTAACGAACCAGAACTATGGTCAACACTAAATCTTTTTGTTGATGTATTTACGTCATAAGGATCTAACTTCGTCTGCAAAGCAGATTGAAGCGTATCTCTTTTAAGGGCTACTTCACCCCATTGACCAAAATAAACACCCATTAATCAACCAGAGTTGTGTTGCCATAAGGAGCACCATTAGCTTCCCAACTAATATCAGCAGAAGCAACTTCTCCTACTGCACTATTCATTGAAACACCTGTAATAAAGACAGAGAATTGAATATCTCGAACATCAGTAGAGCCTGTTGTCATTCGCAGTTTTAAAACAACTGCTGTTGATGGATCGTTCTCACCATCACCTGCTGAACTACCTGTTTTGATCGCAGAAGTTAACAAGGCATTCAGGTTTGAGTTAGCACCAGAGCCAGGAGTTTCAACGTAATAAAACAGTCTTGCACTTCCGCTATAGCTTCTAACACCTGATTCAAGTGTTCTATCTGTATCGCCTAATGAGGTTGTTTCCAATACCGCCATTGAGCTAGAGAAAGACCATGACTGAACTTTTGCTGCTTTTACATCAGCAACATACAGTTCTCCATCTCTGCCTGAATAAAAACCCACGACCTTAAATTAAAACATTAAGTCTATTCTACGGTGAATCTAGGCAAGCAACAAAACTACAACTAACATTACATCTTCCAGGGAAGACACTTGTAACGCTTGGAGGTCCAGAATATCTCCATTTTAAGCCTTTTCTAGTCGTTCCATCTCCTCCCGTAAGATCTGTTCCAACAATTTCTTTTTCTAATAAATTACCTGAACCTACTCCGTTTATTCCTGCTGCTCCAGTATCCGTAGTGAATTTAACCCAATTCCATTCTGAATTAACATCATCATAATTATCAATAATCAAACCAGCAGCACCATCAGAGATATTTGAAAAGCCCAAAGTCAAAGTTGCATTAACTCTTCTATTTCCAAAACGTAAATGCGTTTTTGTACCGTCTAACGATTCAAAATCTGTACTTGGATACGTCCCAGGAGAAAAACTCCTAGAAGTTGGTTTTAAGCTTGGAAAATCTATTCCTGTTGCCATTAGTTAATCCTCAACCACAAATAATGGATTCCCACCAGTAATCACGTATTCTCCTCCCCAATTTTGTAGCATTTCTAATTTACCGTCACTTGTAATTTTTGCATAGGAAGCAGCAAGCTCAATCAAACCATCCTCTCCGAACGTAATACTTTCAACTTTGTAGCATTGATCAGAAGCATCAGTTTCTTTAATCGTAAATAAAGAATTTCTATATTTTGCAGGTAATGGATTAGAAAAATCTTCAGTATCTTCATTTACAACTGACTCCTTAGCATTCCACCAATAGAATGTTTTACTTCCGCTAATTGTGTCTTTACTTACAATTGTTCCATCATCAAGAATTGCACCATTATTAAATCTTTGAACATGCTGAGTTGTTGAATAAACCCTTATATAATCCCCAGGTTTTATACCGTTAATATAATGAGGAGCTGTTTTGAATGTAATAGTATGGTCTACAAACTTTCTTACTGCTAAAACATATTTTCCAAATTGTTCAGCATGTTTTTCGCTTGTACAAAAACCACTTAAATCAAATGTCTCTAATGGATCATCAACATGCGTATTATCAAAAAGACGTACTACTTTAGATTTATTTTCTGGAAACTTATTTTCTACTTCTTCTCTATATATTACATTTGCTTTAAATGTCTGCCTGTCTTCTGGTGAAAGAAAAGCAACATTTAAATCTTTAATATTTCCATCAGTAAACATTCCTTTAATGATAACTTCTTTATCATTTTTCATCTCATAAGTATTTTCATCGAAAGGAACAGCAGGATATAAACTAAATTGTCCTCCAACAATTGTGAAATCTAATAAACATTGCGTCCCTTGTTCAAATATAAATTGTCTTAAATTAACTTTATTAGAGACAACACCATCCCAGAAGAATTTATTTGCTCTACAGAATTTAGCTGCAATACCCATATTATATTTATTAACAGAGTCAGTATTAATAACCGCACCAGCTCCTATCTTTTTATCCGTTAACAAAGCGTAAACAATTTCAGGAAATAAACTTGATGCTTTATCTACTGCGGGGCTATTGATTAAATCTGGAACTTTAATTCCTTTTTTAAAGTAAGCAGAAAACTGACTAAAGTTTGTCCATTCTTTTGAACTATCAATTTGTAAACCTGCATAAGCTAAATCTTCATATGTTGCTTCAGGTCCGACTCCTGGCTCAGTTGACCCGTCTTCAGTTTTTACTATTTCGTTTACATACGTTATTTGATGTTCTGGGCCTTCTGAATGACTAGATTGATCTCCTTCATACTTCCAAAAATCAGCAGCAGCATCATAAGGATTTAATTTATGTTCAATATCTTCATCTTCATATACTCTTTCACCAGATTCAACTTCTAGTTCTAAATCAATAGCATCGGTAAGAACACTACCTCCATAACTTTGGGCTGGAATAGTTACAATATTTCCATCAGCATAATTCATTCCAACATTTGACAAACTCCATTCGGCATACCATCTAGTTTTTTCAGGAAGATTTGTCCATACTTTTAAATTAACTTTTAATCCTTGAGCACTACCTCCTCCAACAATGGTATAACCTTCACTAACTTGTTTATTTACAAGAGTAACTTCTTTATCAATAACAGGTGGAAGTACAGTTCCTATTTGTTCTCTTTTTCTAACTGAATACCAATTTGTTTCATAATGAGGTGAGCCTGTAAAAACTTGAGGGCCAGGAACAAATTTGCCTCCCATTCCACTTCCATCATTAAAAGTGTAATGAAAAGCAACTCCAATAGGACTTGAAGTAGTTTTTGTTATTGCTTGAGGCCATTCAGGACCGTTATATCCTTCGAGATTAGGGGTAACATCTCTTGCATTGATATACAAACTCCATGTGTATTGTCCCTGTTTAGGCCAATTATCCCATCTAACTATTACTGTCCCGTGAGTTGGACCTTCAAATCCTCCTGTAGAAATTTGATTACCAGCTTCGTTATAATTAACCGTTCCATAAGGAGAAGGTAAACTTACTTTTGTCCAACGCCAAGCACTTTGGTAAGTTTGAGGAAGATTAGAAGACGAAGCATCTGGATAATTACCTTTATGTGGAGTATTGTCAGAAACAGTAAGGGCCGACTGAACTATATTCCCCGACAAGCCAAGATACTGTTGACTTGGATGACCTAGGTTCCATTCTGGATTGCTTAATTTACTTTTTGATAATGGATAAGTTTTTTGTCCTGCAAATTTAACTGTAAAATTATCTGAGGGACCAGATATAAATTGCTGCAAAGAACCAGTTTTTGTAGCATTATTAGCATTTAATAGGCAAACATAAATCGGAGCATATGATTTCTTTTCCATTGCAATAACTTGCTTTATAACATCATTTCCAGACCAAGGGAAAAATCTATATTCATATTGACCTTTAGGATGATCGATTCTTAAATAGTTATATTGAAACTCAGGAGAATTTCCCCTAACGCAAAACAAACCAGAATGGTTAAGAGTATCTGTTGGACTTAAATCAACCCATCTAAATTTATCAGGAACCGATTCATCTTTTACTTTTAATTGTAATTTAAAGAAACTATATCTAGCGATGTACTTATCAACTCTTCCTAAAGTTAAGGTAGATTTATCATCATAAACATCTAAAATTTTATCTTCTTCTGGTTTACTATTGACATTAGCAAAAGACATTTTTTTATAAACTTTTGACTTAATACCTATTTCCGTAATGTCACAATTTCTATTATTAGAAATAGTTCCTAAAGTTGTTTTTTGGAGTGTATATCTTTGATGTGGTTCGTATAATTCATTATAAATTTGATCATACCAAAAATGATCATCTCTATCTAATCTTCTAGGTCTAACAGTAAAGAACCTACCATTTTGATCCCAGTTAGGATTAGTACAATGGTTGGCTAACGAATCTGAAGGACTGCCGTGATAATACCCTTCTTCTAAAACTTCAAATTCATAATATCTTGTAAAAGTGCCACTCCAAGGAAGTCCAGATTTATTAGCAACTCCTTCATATATTTTTGTACAATTAACTAAAGCAGTTCCAACCATATATTGTTCATTTTCTACAATTACCCCATCAGTTGTTTCTCTAACTGTTTTTGTCGCAGCGTTAATATCCTCAACACCATGAGGTCGCATGGTTAAATTTTCTCTGAGCTGTCTATTGCTATCGGTGTCTGGAATAGTATCTTTAGCGTCTTGTTGATACCCAATGCCATCGTATAAATTTCCATCTAAATCACCACTACCTAATAATTGATATTTAATAATTGTTCCTTTCGATAATTTTTCATCACCACTTTTTTGATTACTATTACCACCTGCAACAAACCCACACCTAAAAGGCCACGCTCCAAGTAGTTTTCTTCTCTTTTTAAAAGTTATTCGTCCTGCTGGTCTGCCTTCATTTGTATCTGTATTACTAGGAGTCCTGACTAACTCATAAGGCAATCTGTAATAGGTCATATTAGGAACTGGAGTACTTAATCCAAAAGTCGCCTGTGTTGTTGGATTTCTTGTTCCTGAAAAATAGTTTTTATCATCTACTTGAAACTGTTTAATAATATCGCTAAGTTTGCCTCCAGCTCTTAGAAAAGGAATATTTCCGCCTGGTGGACCATCAGGTGTGTTTTCTGGGTAATCAAGTTTAAGAATTTTCTTAGCGTGGTAATTACTAATTAATAAATCTCCTATTGCGTATCCTTCAAAATCTGGTCTTCTTTCTATTTCACCTAAAGAAAATAATCCGAATAACTTTAATTGTTGATAACGACCCAAACTAATAAGTTGGGACCACATGAGCTGGGAGTCAACTCTTACTCCTCCGTATTTCTGTCTTGTACCATTCCCTGCATTTATAACTTCATGCTGATCAGTAAAGACGAGAGGAACTAAATCACCTAAATTTGCTAATTCTTGAACAGTATTAAAACTAAATTGAGGAGCAAAACGCTTAAGACCTGCCATGTCAGCAGTCCTTTCATTTGTCCCTTTTCGTAAATCTGGCTTAGGTGTTAAAAGGTATGCAAGAACACTTAAAGCAACACCAACAACTACTTGACCTAAAAGAGTAAGTGTTCCTGCTGTTCCAGCGACTACTGTTTTAGCGGTAACAGGTACTACTAAAGGGCCATTTACTAAGTCAGGAACTAAATTATAAGCTTCTGGCCTTTCTTTTACTTTTGCCGCTACACCTTCTAAAAATTGAAAATATTCTTCTTCTGTTAATCCAAGTGCATTGCAGAGATCGGCTTCCGTTGGAAGTAACACCCTGCGAGTGAAAGGGCTTCTAGCGGAGACCAAATCACCACCTGGCTTTCTAATGTTCTTCGGTAACTCAGCCATCCGTCCTCGTAATAAGCAGCCATACCATAGGAATCATTTTCGCTATGACATAAACCAATTGTTCCTAGTTTAGGGGGTGATTCAACTCCCCACCGATTTAATTCTTCAAAAAAGATACTATAGTCTTTTCTTTTTAATCTTCGATACCAATCACGCTCTCCTTTAGGAACAGTAAAACCATAATGACTTAATACTGTACGAACCAAAGACAGGCAATCACCAGTTCCATGCTTAATAGGATCAGACCCTAAACGATATTCAAGTCCTATTAATTCGTAAGGCTTCAAAGATTTTGTAATTGACCTGTCAAAGGAAGATAAGCACACCTTTTCTTGGTCAAGGTTTGTTGTGGAGCGTTTGCACCAACAGCATCAATAGAAGAACTTAACAAAAGTTCAATTGATTCTGGATCGTATCTCATGCCAGCAGCTAACCAATATTCACCAGTTAATCTACCTCCATTTTTTGCAGCAGTATCTTTATTAAAATCAGCAGTCATTAAAAAAGTTTCCACCTGTATGTAATATTTTTGCTCTACAAAGTCTTTAACATAAGACATACTTAAAGGATTGTTAGCAAGGATAATTGAGGCTTCTAAATTATCTCCTGATCTATTCATTGCTGCTCCTTGATAAATAAAAGATAGAAAGTCATACGTCACAGTAGTTTCTACACCATTAACCTCTTCGACAGAATCAACACCTTCATGTTTGCCGTTCTGAAATCTATGTTCTACTGTTCCATCTTTTTGTTTGACGGTAACAAAAGCAGTTAAGGCAACAACAGTCATTACATTCCTAACCTCGATCTGGCACTTCTACTATTCCTTAGTGTAGATAAAGTTCTATTTTCTCCAGCTTTAGCCCCTTGAGATGTAGCAGTTGCAATGATTTGTCCTACAGCAGACTTAGGAACAAACTCTTCAGAGTTGAAGTTCAATATAGGCCCAGAGTAAGAAACTGTTGTAGAACCTCCTGCACCTCCACCTGCATAAGACGAACCAGTACCAGGAATAACAGATTCACCCCTAGCACCTGCTGAATACCGTTGCATTGACTGAGCCATCTTAGACGCTGGAATTATATATTCATCCTCTCCTGCTTCACCCACAAGTCCCATTGTGGGTTTAGTAACCATTCCTCCTGAAGCAAAAGCCTGGAATCCTCCTTGCTTATATCCTCCCTCTGCATTTAGATCAAAAGCTCCATAAATTGCTTTTTTTAAAAACATACTTGCGAGTTGTTTTGCTACACCAGCTAATGACTCAGCAAGAGATTTTGTTCCGTCTAATAAACCCATAATGGCTCCATGTATTCCATCAGCCATTGTTTGCTTAACTTGTTCTAAAGTTTGTTGCCAATCTTTTGTTGCAGCGTCTTTTGCTTTTATTCTTGCAACTTCGGCTTTCTCTAATTCTTTAACGGCTTGCAAATCCGCTTTAGTTTTAAATTCTGGCCCTTCAATTTTTTCTTTTCTAAATATATTTTGAATAGAGTTCATTGTTTTTCTAATTGCTATTACAAAATTTTCTCCAAATAGTTCTATTTCTAAAAGAGTCTCTTGTGCTTGTCTTTCCATTTCTGCAAGAGTTTCGTTCCAAAAATTAGAAAATCCTTGCACTAATTTTAATTTTCCACCACCAAAAGCTTCACTAATTCCATTCCCGACACCCTGTAACAAAACTAAAAGCTGTCGGAATGGGGCTAACATTGAATTAATACCTCCCGCTAAAAGTTCAACGGCAGCAGAAACACCATAAAAACTAAATTTGAGCACTTCTACTAATTCAGATTGACCAGCAAAAATATTTGTAAAAACAGTTCCTATTCTTTGAATAGAACCCATCAACGTGTCTTGTGCGATGAAAGCAGCTTTGGCTGCTGCCCCTTGTGATTTTTCTTGATTTTCTATTAATTTATTTAATTTTTCTGTGTCTTGTATTGCTACTTGAATACCTTTAAACGCTTCAATTCCAAAAGCATCTTGCAATTGACCAGTACTAAATCCTTCTAATTTTTGAAGTGCTCCAACAAGACCTTCACTTCTTAAAGTTGCTTCGTTTAAATCAATTCCTAGTTTTTTACCAACTTGTCCACTAGATATTTTTGCAAGAGCTGAGTTTAAACCAGTAAATGCTGTTTCTATATTTGTACCTGCTGCTGTTGATTGAGCAAGAACAGCATTAACTTCTTTTAATCGAATCCCTAAACCTGCTGCCGTTGTCGCAACTTTACCAATATTGCTTGAGTATTGACCAATAGTAATAATGCCGTCTGCCTGTGTTTGAGCAAACTTATCCATTAACGCAGATGCGTCCTGAGCACTTAAACCATAAGCGTTTAATACTTTTACAGCAGCCCCTCCAGCCGTGTTTATATCAGTAAAACCACCAGTAGCACCAAGACTTGCTGCTTTTAATATCATTGCGGCATCTTTAGCATTGGTGAAACCAGCAGAAGCCACGTCATAAGCAGCCCCAGTTAATTCGGCTACACTTGCTGATCCATTTAGCTCAATACTTAATATTTTTAACCTATTAACTAAGTCTTTTGAATCGCCTCCTAATGTCCTGAATTTAGCAGAAGCAAAATCAATTTCTTTCATTGTATTAAACGCTGCGCCTATCCCTGCCACTCCTGCTGTAAAAGCAAGCAAAGGTGCAACTGTGCTTTTAATAGCAAGATCAAGTGTCTTAACTCCTATCGCAGCAATTTTGGACTTAGCTCCTACTCCTAATGCTGCATTGCCAAATAAACCTAATTTTTTGCCTCCTCCTGCTGCTTTCCCTCCTAGTTGGTCAAAGGCTTTCTCGGTTTTCTGTGCCGCAGCAGCCGTTTTCTTTAATTTGGCTGGCGTTCCAAAATCATCATATTTAATTCCAACCGTTGAAATTAACGAGGTCACATTCTAGCTCTCTGTTATATATAGATATTAGCGGTACTTTGCCCTCCTCATATTGTTTTCGTGTTCTTCGTTTAAAAGATCAAAATAAACAGACCAAATTAACAGCTCTTCTTGTGTGATTTTTTGATTTAATTCCTGCAACGTATAACCTAATTCTTTTGCTACGCCTAATTGAAGCTGTAAAAAATTATCTTTTTTAAGTGCTTCTTTTATTCCTTTGGGTCAAGATCGTCTGCCTCCTCTTGATCTGGCAACATTGCTAACATTAACTTATCCATGTTTTCTGCACTAACATCATTCTTTAATTCATCAATTTGACCAGCAGCAAACATCCTCCGCCCATCGTCAAACATTGCTTTACGAACAAATAAACGAACAGCAAAAAGATTAGCGTCATCTTTTGCTCCTTTCTGTGCTTGCTCCCTTTCTGCCATTGTCATAGGAGTACACCAAAACTCAAAGTCCGTACCATCACTAAGTCTGACTGTCTTTTTAGCAGGTGTTAAATTAGAAGCCTTTTTTAAACGATCTAAAGGACTAAGTTTTCTTTGACTAGCAGACATAAAAAGATCCAGTTGCATGAATTATATC